CAACACCGAAAGACTGAAAGAAGAACTCAAGTCGCACCTCACACTGCTTGAGAACGTAGCACCCATAAGGAAACGCAGTGCCTAAGTTAGGCAACGTACAACATTGTTTGGTGATTGACTGATGACGAGATGCATTCGTTGTTAGTCGATCACTGAATCCATTTCCAAATCGCAACGTCGCAACGTAACGCCATCCGTGACCCCCACCCACCCGGCACCCCCCTGCCAGCGCTTGACCACCCGCCCCCGCCTATACACTGTAATCCTCTCATCCCACCACCCCACCCCATTGTTCATTTATTCAGGGACACCCCAATGTTCTTGCCTAGGAATCGACCCCCTAACTTTTTCCATTGTCCCACCCCCGGGGGGGTATATAAATTTTTGTATAAATTTTTTGAGAGTGTGTAAACACATTTGACAGGAACATAAGTTCGTGTTTAAACTTGCTTGCCGTGAAACATTCCGTGAAACAAAAGAGGTAAGTGTGAACTTAGGACAGTACATATCGGACTTGATTAGATTAGCCAACGAGGCACAGAAGGTGTCAGCAAGCACTAACGATCCACAGAAGATCTATCACTTGGCACTAGAAGCCAAGGAAGCGGCTGGGTTTATTCAGGCATGGGCATCCAGAGAGATGGCTGGAAGAGAACAACAATGAGAAACAATGAGAAGTCCCGTAGGGACGTATCATGGAGCGAAGCGAAATGACCGAGAGACAGAAGTTAGTTCTGGAGTTTATTAAGACCTACTGGGATATGAAGGGTCATGCCCCATCTATGCAGGATATCGCTACCGGGCTGAATATGAAGAGCCGGTCAAACATCCATAGGATCATCCATGACCTAAGGAAGAACGGGTACCTAAGGTTAAAGCCAACACAAGCACGAACATTAAAGGTTATGGATCGTTCGGTACAGGAGGCTGTTAGCCTGTGATACTGACCCGGGACGAGATTAAGAAGTATCTGACCCTGTTAGATACCTTGCCTGAGGGTTCTCCTGAGATTGAGAAGATTAATACCCTGCTTCAGGTGGATAAGCGGGAGAGGTGTAAGTTGAATTTCCTGCCGTTCGTGCGGCAGATGTGGACTGCGTTTATACCCGGTAAGCACCACACCATCATGGCTGAAGCCTTTGAGCGGGTTGCTAGGGGAGAATTAAAGAGATTGATTATCAATATGCCGCCCCGGCACACCAAGTCTGAATTTGCTTCCTACCTGTTCCCATCATGGTTCCTAGGTCTGTACCCAGAAAAGAAGATCATCCAGACGGCACACACCGCCGAACTTGCGGTGGGTTTTGGTCGTAAGGTCAGAAACCTAGTCAACACCCCGGAGTATCAGGAGATATTCCCAACCAAGTTGTCTGCCGACTCCAAAGCCGCCGGGCGTTGGAACACCCATAAAGGAGGCGACTACTTCGCTATCGGTGTTGGCGGTGCCGTGACAGGTAAGGGTGCCGATGTCCTGATTATTGATGACCCCCATTCAGAGCAAGAGGCTATGCAGGGCAACCCTCAGGTCTATGAGAGGGTCTTTGAGTGGTACAACTCTGGCCCCCGTCAGCGTCTCCAGCCGGGTGGAAGTATTGTGATTGTGATGACCCGGTGGTCTAAGAAGGACTTAACTGGTCAAATCTTGAGCACCGCCGCCAAGAAGGAACTGGATGAATGGGAGGTCATAGAACTCCCGGCACTCCTTCCTTCCAGCAAACCCCTGTGGCCTGAGTTCTGGAAGCAAGATGAACTAGAAGCCATCAAGGCTGAATTACCGGTGGGGAAGTGGGAAGCCCAGTACCAGCAAAACCCGACCTCGGAAGAGGGCGCAATCATCAAGCGGGATATGTGGAAAATCTGGGAAGGCAACCCCCCTCAGGTGGATTACATCATTCAGTCTTGGGATACCGCCTTTGAGAAAAACAACCGGTCTGACTACTCCGCCTGCACCACTTGGGGAGTCTTTTACCGAGAGGTCGATGGGATCGAAGTCGCCAATATCGTGGTCTTAGATGCCTACAAAGAAAGGCTTGAGTTCCCAGAACTCAAAAGGCAAGCCTACGATATGTGGAAGGAATGGAACCCTGACACCCTGATTGTTGAGAAAAAGGCAGCAGGGGCACCTTTGATTTATGAATTAAGAAGGATGGGAATTCCGATTGCGGAGTACACACCAAGCAAAGGCTCGGATAAGATAGCCCGTGTAAACGCTATATCAGATTTATTTGCGTCCGGGATGGTATGGAGACCGGAAAAGAAATGGGCTGATGAATTGGTTGAGGAGATGGCTTCCTTTCCCAACGGAGATCATGACGACCTAGTGGATAGTACAAGTCAGGCTCTGTTGAGGTTTCGTCAGGGTGGATTTATTCAATTGTCTTCAGATGAGGAAGACAAGATGTTTGTGCCCCGAAAAGCGGCATATTACTAAAGGGATTTGATAATGGAAAAGTCACTGTACCAAATGCCGGTGGGGATCTCTCAGTTCGCACCCGAGCAAGAGGGGGTTGAGATTGAGATCGATATTGAAAAAGAAGAGGGTGAAGAGCCTGTAGTTGAGATAGAAGTTAGAGAGACCGGGTTCGACGCAAACCTCGCAGAAGATATGAATGAGGGAGACCTTCAGGCCATATCGGAAGAAATCCTAGATTTAATTAAGACGGACATCAATTCCCGCAAGGAATGGGAAAGAACCTACAAAGAAGGCATAGACCTACTCGGTTTAAACATCGAGGAAAGGACTGAGCCTTGGGACGGTGCCTGCGGGGTCTACCATCCAATCCTCTCAGAATCAGTAGTTAAGTTCCAAGCCGAGACAATTCTTGAGACCTTCCCAGCCTCCGGGCCGGTCAAGACCAAGATCATCGGGAAAATCACCCGGGAAAAGGAAGAATCAGCCGCCCGGGTTCAGGATGACATGAACTATGAACTCACCGAAAAGATGGTTGAGTACAGAAGTGAGCATGAAAGACTGCTTTGGAACCTGCCAATCTCGGGTTCGGCCTTCAAGAAGGTCTATTTTGACCCCACTATGGGGCGCCAAGTAGCAATATTTATACCAGCAGAAGATGTAATCGTGCCTTATGGGGCGTCGGATCTCTTCTCCACCCCCCGAATCACGCACCGTATGCGTAAAACCCCCAACCAGTTGCGAAAACTTCAGGTTGCTGGGTTCTACCGGGACGTTGAATTACCGGCACCAGACAGAAATGTCACCGAAATTGAGCAAAAAAAGGACGAAGAAATCGGTGTAAACGTCATTGATGATGACCGCTACCTGATTTATGAGGTTCATTTGGACTACGATCTGCCCGGATATGAAGACCCGGACGAGATTGCGCTACCTTATGTAATAACAATGGACTCTTCGGGCGAGATTTTAGCGATCCGAAGGAACTATCTGGAGGATGACCCCCTGCGTGAGAAGCGGATGCACTTCACGCACTATGTCTACATCCCCGGATTTGGGTTCTATGGCTTTGGACTTATCCACTTGGTCGGCGGCTTTGCAAAAAGTGCGACATCTATCCTTCGACAACTCGTTGACGCAGGTACTCTTTCAAACCTACCCGGAGGGTTTAAGTCCAAAGACCTACGTGTAAAGGGGGACGACACCCCTATTGCCCCGGGCGAGTGGCGAGATGTCGATGTAACGGGTATGACAATCAAGGATTCGATTGTCCCCCTCCCCTATAAGGAGCCTAGCCGTACCCTGTACGAGTTATTGAACACAATAGTGACCGAAGGGCGCAAGTTTGCGTCTGTCGCAGACCTAAAGGTTGGGGATATGTCCAACCAAGCCCCGGTTGGCACGACTCTTGCAATCCTTGAGCGGACTTTGAAGGTCATGAGCGCTGTTCAGGCTCGGGTTCACTCGGCAATGAAGCAAGAGTTTAAACTCATCGCAGGGATTGTTCGTGACTACACCCCGGAAGTCTATGATTACGAGGTAGAAAACGCCCCCCAACGGGCAAAGCAGTCGGACTACGACACGGTAGAGATCATCCCAGTGTCCGATCCGAACGCCTCGACGATGGCACAAAGGGTTGTTCAGTACCAAGCCGCCCTGCAACTGGCCTCCTCGGCACCGAATATCTACGATCTACCCCAACTCCACCGGCAAATGCTGGAAGTTCTGGGTATTAAGAACGTCCAGAAGATTATTCCGATTGAGGAAGATCAGAAACCTGAAGATCCGATCTCAGAAAACATGGCTGTCATGACCGGAAAGCCAGTAAAAGCCTTCCTTTATCAGGATCACGAGGCACATATTAGGGTTCATACTAATGCCGCTCAAGATCCTAAGATTCAGAAGATTATTGGTCAAAGCCCCAATGCTGGCGCAATACAGGGGGCCTTAATGGCTCACATTGCCGAGCACGTAGCCTTCCAATACCGGGTTGAGATCGAAAAAATGCTGGGTGTACCCCTTCCCCCAGAGGACGAGCACCTCCCAGAGGACATCGAGGTCGAACTCTCCCGTGCGGTTGCGGCGGCAAGCGACAAACTGCTCCAAAAGGATCAGGCAGAAGCCCAAGCCCAGCAGACCCAAGCACTCCAGCAAGACCCCGTTGTGCAGATGCAACAAAGAGAACTCGCTATCAAAGAAGCAGATGCCCAGAGAAAGGCGATCAAGGATCAGGTCGATGCAACTCTCAAAGAAAGAGACATCATGCTTCGGGACGAGCGGGAGCGTATGCGGATTGAGTCGCAAGAAGAGATTGCCGGTGCCCAGATTGGCGCTAAGGCAGCAGAGGCTTCCATCCGAGAAGAGATTGAAGGAGCAAAAATAGGAGAAAGAATTGGGGCTAAGAGAATATCTGGTCAGTGAGATTAAGAAAGAACAAGAGGCGTTGAAGGAGCGGTTGGCCTTCAACCCTGTTGAGGACTTCCTTACCTACAAGGAGACGGTGGGGGAGATACGTGGACTACAAAGAGTCGTAAGACTGATAGAGGATTTGCCAGATGAGTGATGCGTTTAAACTGCCTGAACCAAAGGGCTACAAAATCCTGATTGCCATTCCTAAAAGGGATGAGACTTTCAAGGGAACTCAGATTGTCCTGCCAGAGGACTCAAGAAGGAAGGAGGAAACGGCTTCCATCGTAGGTTTGGTAGTAAAGATGGGGTCGCTTGCCTTTAGAGATGAAGAAAAATTCCCAGACGGGCCTTGGTGCCAAGAGGGGGACTTCATCATGATGAGGGCGTATTCCGGCACTCGTTTCAAGGTCTCAACCCCCGAGGGAGAGCAAGAGTTCCGCCTAATCAATGACGACACAGTTGAAGCCGTCGTTGCCGATCCACGGGTAGTTACCCGCATTTAAGGAGTAAGAAATGGCTGAAGAACAGCAGATGGAAATAGAAGTAGAGGCACCAGAGATTGAGATTATTGATGACACCCCAGTAGAAGACCGAGGGAAAACCCCTAAAGGTGAGGTCGATGTCTCCGATGACGAGATTTCCCAGTATTCGGAAAACGTCCAAAAAAGGATTAAGGATCTGCGCCGTGCTTACCACGACGAGCGTCGGATCAAGGATCAGGCTTTGCGGGAACAGCAAGAGGCTATCGCCTACGCAAAGTCCATAGCCCAAAAGAATCAAGAGTTACAAGAACGGCTTGCCCGTGGCGAGAAGTATTTGGTGGAGACCAGCAAGGCCAAAAACGAGGCCATGCTCTCCCAAGCCGAGCGGGAATACAAAGAAGCCTACGAGGCAGGGGACTCAGAGAAGTTGGTCGCCGCCCAAAGGAAACTATCTGAAATCGTTGTAGAAAAGCGGGAAGTAGAAAATTATCGTCCAGCCCCTTTACAACAGGAAAGATATGAGGTAGAACAGCAAATACCGAGGGTTGTCCCTGATGATCGCACCCGTCAGTGGGTTTCTCAAAACGAATGGTTTGAGAGCGACCCGGTAATGAGAGGTGCTGCCTTTGGTATCCATGACGAACTCGTCAAGTCAGGATACGTCGCAGGATCTGACGCATACTTCGAGCAAGTAGATGCTCGCATTCGGGAAAATTTCCCGCATAAATTCAGGGTAAATAAACCTGCCTCAAACGTTGTTGCTCCTGCCTCTAGAAGCGCATCGGGATCTAAAAAGATCACCCTGACCAAGACTCAAGTCGCAATTGCAAAGCGTCTTGGGGTTCCTCTAGAGAAATATGCCGAACAGGTTGCAAAGGAGATAAACAATGTCTGATCGTACACCCCGTGATTTAGAGACACGCTCGAACACAGAAAGAAAGAAAACTTGGTCTCCGCCGTCGTTGCTTCCAAATCCAAACAAGGAAGATGGAATGTCTTATCGATGGGTCAGGAAATCGGTTTTAGGTCAAATTGATGACCGAAATATGGTTTCAAAACAAGACGAGGGATGGGTTCCAATTAAACGGGAAGATCACCCTGAACTCCAGCACTCGGGTAAAACCAGCGGTCTTGTTGAAATGGGCGGATTGGTGCTCTCCAAAATGCCGTCTGACATGGTTGGGCAACGGAATGATTATTTCCGTAAGAAAACCGATGATCAGACTGCGGCTGTTGACGCCAACCTGATGAGAGAAAATGATCCTCGGATGCCCCTGTTTAGTGAGCGCAAATCGACCACTACCAGAGGTAAAAGAGATTAACTTAGGAGTTTAATATGGCTTATCCAACCGTATCTGCTCCGTATGGCCTGAAGCCCGTCAATCTAATTGGCGGTCAGGTTTTTGCGGGGTCAACTCGCCTGATGCAAATTGCAACGACGGCTAACGTCGGCTATGCAACCAGCATTTTTTATGGCGATTTAGTAAAGCGAGTGTCTGATGGCACGATTGAAAAGGACACAGGAACCACCACGGCAACACCATGTGGCGTATTTCTGGGATGTACCTTTACCAATGCTGCTACCGGTCAAGTTCAGACTCAACAGTTCTACCCTGCAAGTCAGGCAGTAGCGGCTGGCACCAAGATTTTTGCCTATGTCGCTGATGATCCTGACACGTTGTTTCAGGTGGTTTCCTGTTCCTCTGGCACTACTGTTGCCGCAATGGGCATTTCTGCCATTGGTAACAACATTGCATTAATTCAAAACGCTGGGTCTTCCACTACTGGTAACTCTGCTGTGGCGATTGATGAAGGAACTCAAAACACCACAAGTACTCTGCCCATCCGTATTATTGATGTGGTCAGGGAGACAGCAACCGGCGCTGACGCATTCGTCGAGTTTATCGTTAAGATAAATATCGGGACGCATCAGTATACCAACTCAACTGGCGTATAAGGAGCGACTAAATGGCTATTTCTCGTGCCCAACTACTGAAAGAGTTGCTCCCGGGCTTAAACGCTTTGTTTGGCTTGGAGTACAACAAGTACGGTGAAGAACACAAAGAGATCTTTGAAACTGAGACCTCTGAGCGTTCTTTTGAAGAAGAAACAAAACTGTCGGGCTTTTCTGCTGCGCCGGTCAAAAACGAAGGTTCTGCCATCGCTTATGACAACGCACAGGAAGCGTTTTCTGCTCGATACAACCACGAAACCATTGCATTAGGGTTTTCCCTGACTGAAGAGGCAATTGAGGACAACCTCTATGACTCTCTCAGCGCTCGGTACACCAAGGCTCTGGCTCGTGCTATGGCTTACACCAAGCAAGTCAAGGCTGCAAACGTTTTGAACAACGGCTTCAACTCTGCCTTCCCGGGTGGTGATGGTGTCGAACTGTTCTCAACTGCACACCCCTTGGTCTCTGGTGGTACGAACTCCAACGAGCCTTCCACCCCTGCTGATCTGAATGAGACCTCCCTTGAGGCGGCTGTTATTCAGATCGCTGGTTGGACGGATGAGCGTGGCCTGCTGATTGCTGCAAAGCCACGTAAGTTGATTGTTCCTCCCAGCCTGATGTTCGTTGCAACCCGCCTCTTGGAGACTGAACTCCGGGTCGCTACGGCTGACAACGACATCAACGCTCTGAAGAACAACGGTTCGATCCCAGAGGGTTACACAGTTAACCACTATCTGACGGATACCGATGCTTGGTTCTTGTGTACTGACGTACCTAACGGTCTGAAGCACTTCGTTCGTATGCCGATGGCAACATCGATGGACGGCGACTTCGACACGGGTAACGTCCGTTACAAGGCTCGTGAGCGTTATTCGTTTGGCTTCTCAGATCCATTAGGAGTTTTTGGATCGCCCGGAGCGTAATGTTGTAAAAAGAGGGGGGTTGCAAAACCCCCCTTTTGTTGTATTCTTCAGGTACTAGGATTTATTTAGCCCATACGACTGACCTAGCAGACGTTATAGAGACTTATGGGCGATGTGCTATAACACGAAAGGTTTATCATGGCTATTACCACGTTCAGCGGCCCAGTGTCGTCGCAAAATGGTTTTATTGGTGGCACTTCTACCGACCCTATTTCTGTTGATACTGCTTCAAACGTATCTTCTTCTTTTGTTACCGCCTCAAACACAACCGGTGACGTTCGTTTAAACTACTCCCGCCTGACCTTTACTTCTACTGGTTCCGGTGAAACCGCTCGTTTTCTAACTCGTGTTACCGGTGCAAATGCCGCTACCGGCGGTACAGTGAACGGTGCTCACATCTCTTTATCAGTTAACTCTGGTGGTTCGATTTCCGGTGCGGGTAACGGATTGCGTGTAACCCTTGGTGCCGCAGCCAGCGTAACGGTTGGTGGCACTGTTGCCGCCCTACAGGTTGATTCAGATGTTGACTCTACTTCTACTTTGCCCGGAAATGCTTCGTTCATCCGTGTAACTAATAGTGGCTCAGGGACAATCAGTAACTTGTTTAATCTCCCCGATGCAATGGTTCAGGCTATTGGTGGTACGTCTACTACTGCTACCCAAAAAATCCGTTTCGTTGATTCGGCTGGTACAGCATACTTCTTGTATGCAATCGAAGCCTAATGCAGATAACGAAAGAGTTTTTGCAATCGGAGATTAAGAAAATGGAAGAGCAACGGAACCACGCACATGACGTAGCCGTTGCCTCTCAAGCGGCTATCGACACCATGACGGCGTTGATAGACCGCCTTGATCTCCCCGAACAAGATACGGAGAGCCAAAATGCCATCGATGCAATATGACGTACTAGCGACTAAACCGTTAACGTCTACAGGTGACTTTAAAGACCAGAACAACAACGACATTAATCGTTCTCGTATTAAGACGATCTATGCTGTTTGCGGCGCCAGCGCTGGTTCTGTAGTTGTTCGTGAGGGCGGTTCAGGCGGCGATATTGTTATTACCGTTAATACACCAGCCCTTGCGGATACCGGATATGTAATGATCCCAATGCCGGGTGAAGGCATTTTAGTGAAAACCGGAACCCTGCACGGAACCATCACTAATACCGCTTCTGTAGTATTGATCTACGGGTGATGTATGGCAAAGGGCATGGGAATCAAAACCTCGGTAAAGTCGGGTAACTTTCGTCCGACCAAGCAGGGTGCAGGGATGACCGCCAAAGGTGTGGCGGCGTATCGTCGTGCCAATCCCGGCTCTAAACTTAAGACCGCTGTTACGGAAGATAATCCTACTGGCGATAGAGCCAAGCGTAGGAAGTCATACTGTGCCCGCTCATTGGGGCAGATGAAGAAGTTTCCTGAAGCGGCAAAAGACCCAAATAGTCGGATAAGACAAGCCCGTAAAAGGTGGAAATGCTAATGGAAATGATGCTTTGGAATACGTTGTTGACAGCGCTGATAGGTGTTTTGGCCTATATCGGGCATGAGAAGATATCTGAGTTACAGCGTTTAAACATTTTGATTAACCGAACCAGAGAAGAGGTGGCCCGTGATAACGTCACTCAAGCAGAAATGGACAAGTTTGTTGAACACATTGATCAGCGCTTTAACAAACTTGAAGCAAAAATTGATCTCCTTATGCAAAAGGGGTAAGTGATGGGGAAAAATACTCAACGTGATTCGCTCATGGATCGCCACGAGGAGGCGGCACAAAAAGCGGCTAAAGGTGAAATAACTAGCGATTATTTGCGTTTGCAATCTTATGCCCCATCATATCAAGGCAAAAGAGACACGTATGAAAATACTTTGAAAGCCTTACAAGAAGCAGATACTGATTTGATGCGTGAAGAAAAAAAGTCTGCTCGTGCTAAAGGTATGAAATCAGGCGGTTCTGTATCTTCAGCCTCTAAACGGGCCGACGGGATTGCTGTTAAAGGCAAAACTCGTGGAAAGATGGTGTAAATCATGAAATCAGAGCGCACAAAGATGATCGAAGATTCAAGGGTAGATCCCAATGAGGATTTTATGACTCGTGGCATTCGTGGTGCTATGCGTGGTGCAGCACTGGCTGGAAGCCGGATTGGTGATTTTGTAAAGCAGGGCATAGATGACCAGAAGCGTGGTCTTCAGTCTACGGCTGATGCTCTTAGTCGGGCGTTTGGTACAGAGCGTGGCAAACAGTTAGATAAAGAACTGGGATTTAGAGATGCAATGGGGGAAGAAAGATTTCTCCCTAATACTACTGCGCCCCAAAGAGCCGAAATTCGCAATATGCAATATCTGAGAGATCAGTTGCAACAGGCTGACTCAGAAAAACGCAGAGAAACTAGAGGCATGAAAAAAGGTGGAAAAGTCAAAGTATCGTCTGCTTCTAAGCGGGCTGATGGGATTGCTTCTCGTGGCAAAACCCGTGGAAGGATGGTCTAGCGTGAGCGCAAGTCAAATCCTTGGGATATTAGGCACGATTGCGGCTTCCAAATTACAGCGTCCTCCAAAAGAGGAAAAGCCAAAGGAAGAGCCAAAAGAGGAAAAACCGGAAGTCAAGACTGAAAGCAAGAGATCTGGTGGCTATGTGAAATCCGCCGATGGTTGTGTAATTCGGGGTAAAACGAAAGGCCGGATCGTTTAATGTATTTGACAAGCAACATTCCGTATTTCAAATGTTGGGTTAGAAAAGAGTTTACAAATGGGCATCAGGGGTATCACGGGGAATATGTACACGCATTAGCAGTAGCAGTAACAACCATCCCCGATAGGTGCCTTAGTTTTCAAGTCATATTTACTGGGTGTGAAGCAGATGATGGCAGTCAACCAAATGTACATGGCGGTGCAATGTGGGCAAGGATGCCGATTACCGCTTTGGTTGGGGATATACCGCTTGAGCAATGGCCTGAGCGTATGCAAACCCATCTGGCACAGCCTTGGGACTGTAGTTCGTATAGCCACGGGGTCGTTAAGATTGATCGGGCGCAACCCTCTCCGTGGCTTTGTAAGATCAATAACGAGTTTCACACCGGTCGGTATTTGTTCACGGTTGATTATGCTGAGAGCGAGGTTTCAGAAGACCCGTCCCAGCACAAGCAAAGCCATGTACTTATACTGACTGATGCAGGAAAATGGACGGGAAACATAGTGGCATTACCGAATAATCGAGTGCGAGTTACCAGCCCAGCGTATTGGGTTACTGGACAAGGAGCGCCTGATTTTAAACCCAGCCAATGGATTCATTGTGCAGAGCAGGATGATTCGTACATGAACCCAGAGGTAACTTTTAATAACTTGTATAAGGAGTCTAAGAAATGATGAAGTCCAAGATGATGGCTGGTGGCGGGATGATGAAAAAGATGGCCTCTGGCGGTATGCCGATGGTTATGAAGGACGGCAAAAAGATCCCCGCATTTGCGGCTGACGGCGAAGGCAAGATGGCTAAAGGTGGGATGGCTAAAACAAAGATGGCGGCAGGCGGCGGCATGATGAAAAAAGGCTATGCTTCTGGCGGCATGATGTCCAAGATGAAAGCAGGCGGCGGTGCTTCTAGCGCTTCTAAGCGAGCCGACGGTGTTGCTATTAAAGGCAAAACCAAGGGCAAACTGCTTGCTAAGGGCGGCATGACCAAATGAGACCCAGCCGTGGGATGGGGATAATTAACCCCTCTAAGATGCCAAACGCTAAGACGATCAAGCGGAAAGACAAACCGCAGGACGTTGAGATGTTTGCCAAGGGTGGAGAGTCTCGTGTAAACGAGGCCGGTAATTACACTAAACCCGGACTACGGAAATCTATATTTGAACGTATTAAGGCTGGCGGTAAGGGTGGCGCTCCGGGTCAATGGAGTGCCCGTAAGGCTCAAATGATGGCTCTTCAATATAAAAAGGCGGGCGGTGGTTACAAAAACTAGTTTTCCTATCTACGATTCCAAAAAAGATGGAAACGTATTTGATTGGTTAATTAGCACATCCCAAGATTTTAGGAAGATTAGACAAAGAGAACGAAATGCCGAACTTGAAAAAGCCTCAACAAAGTCTGAGGGCATGGACTCAACAAAAGTGGAGAACTAAAAGTGGCAAACCTTCTACGCAAGGATCGCAGGCTACAGGGGAAAGATACCTCCCGTCCAGCGCCATCAAAGCGCTCTCCCCGCAAGAGTACGCCGCAACCACGAAAGCCAAGAGAGCCGGTAAAGCCCAAGGAAAGCAGTTTGTTCCTCAGCCTAAAGGCGTGGCTAAAAAAGTTGCTCCGCATAGGAAAATAGGATGACCACATCCGGCACCACCTCTTTTAACCTAGACCTCAATAACCTCTTAGAAGAGGCTTTTGAGCGTTGTGGCTCGGAACTTCGTTCGGGTTACGACCTTAGGACAGCAAGACGCAGTTTAAACTTACTCACTGTTGAGTGGTCTAACCGGGGGGTTAACCTTTGGACTATTGAGAACGGAGAAATCCCTCTTGTAGCCAACCAGATTTCTTACGAACTCCCGATAGACACAATTGATCTTCTTGAGCACGTGACTCGTACAGGAACTGGTGCAAATCAAGCCGATCTAACGATCACCCGTATTAGTGTTTCTACCTATGCCACGATCCCAAATAAGTTAGCAACAGGCCGTCCTATTCAGGTTTGGGTAGACCGTCAGTCGGGCGCTACCTACCCTCCCGGCGGAAGACCCGAGGGTACAAATACAACCACCGGGGTTGACCATCCCCAAATCTATGTATGGCCCGCCCCGGATCAGAGCAATTTTTACACGTTCGTATATTGGCGTATGCGTCGGATTCAAGACTCTGGCAACGGCGTTACTACACAAGACATACCTTTTAGATTTTTAAACTGCATGGTTGCCGGGTTGGCATATTACCTTTCTATAAAGATTGCCCCTGATCGCACCGCTGTTTTGAAGTCTCAATATGATGAACAGTGGGCATTTGCCTCTGAGGAAGATAGGGATAAATCTGCCGTTCGTTTTGTTCCTAGAAGAATGTTTATTGAATAATGGGAAATAAATTTGCTTCTGGAAAAAATGCGATTGCCATGTGTGATCGCTGTGGGTTCCAGTACAAGTTAAAGCAGTTGAAGGGATTGATCATTAAAACCAAGAACGTAAATATCTTGGTTTGCCCTTCTTGTTGGGAACCGGATCAGCCCCAGTTGCAGTTAGGGATGTATCCAGTAGATGATCCGCAGGCTTTAAGGAATCCACGTAAGGACACCAGTTATTTGCAGGGTGGTTTAACAGGATTACAATTATTGGCTACCAGTACACCAGTTGTTAATAGTGACGGAACCCCTTCTGGTGGTAGTAGGCAGATTCAGTGGGGCTGGAATCCCGTGGGTCTTGGAAATTCTTTAGATTTGCCCATCCCTAATAATTTAATTGGGGCGGGTCAGACAGGCGCAGTGACAGTAACAATTACTTAAGGAGCACATATGAAACATTCAGATATATCAAAAGACAAGCCGATGATGGAAAAGGTTGCTCAGAAAGCCGTCAAAGGCCATGAGGTCAAAATGCACGGCGTTAAGAAAATGGCTAAGGGTGGGAAAACCAACCTTCAGATGAAGCAATTAGGTCGTGGGATGGCAAAAGTTGCCAATCAAAAATCCTCATCTTTTACATATAAAAACGCAGGAAGGGGTCGATAATGTTTAATCAACCTAAGCCCGTGCCGGTTCCAAATACTGGGGGATACCCTAATAACGTGCCTAATACGCAAACCCAGAAAACTCGTGGTACTGGGGCAGCGACTAAGGGTACGGGCCACAGCAAAAAAATGGGGTAAGTTGTGAACTACTCGACGTTGTTTCAGACCATACAAGCCTACGCTGAGAATAACTTCCCAGATACGGTGGTCGCAACTACCACTGCTACGACGACATCTTTTCTCACAAAAGATCAGGTGGACACGTTTATTCGTCAGGCCGAGCAGAGGATATATAACAGCGTCAACCTCCCGGTAATGCGGGAGAACGTAACTGGTACTTGTACAACAGGTAATAGGTTCTTAGCCACGCCCACAGATTGGCTTTCCACGTTTTCATTGGCTCGAATCAATGCTAACGGCAGTTACGATTACCTGCTAAATAAAGACGTTGAGTTTATTCGGGAGTCTTTCCCCATTCCTGCTACTACAGGCGCTCCCACTCATTACGCTATTTTTGATGAGAATACGTTCATTTTAGGGCCGACTCCAGACGCAGACTACACTATGGAGTTGCTTTATTACGCCTATCCGGCATCTATTGTTACGTCGGGTACAACTTGGCTTGGGACTAACTTTGATTCTGTTCTTCTTTATGGTTCATTGTTAGAGGCATATGCGTTTATGAAGGGTGAGAAAGATGTCAATGACAACTATGTAGCCCGGTATAATGAAGCGCTTGCCATGTTGAAACAACTTGGCGAAGGCAAAGACCGTCAAGATACATACCGTACAACTCAAGCAAGGGTTCAAGTCCGATGAGCACGATGAGCGAAGTAGCCTTCCTTTTAGGGGGCAGTCAAGTCAAAGTATTAACAACTTCTGGTCGTGGTTTTACGCCAGAAGAAGTTGCTGAACGGGCCTTGGATAAGATTATTTCTGTGGGTTCGCAAACGCATCCTGCTATTCGAGATCAGGCAGAAGCGTTTAAAGATCAAATCCGTCAGGTTTTGGTGTTTTACATGAAGGAAGCCATTAAGTCGCATCATACGACGTTGGCTATCAAGTTCAGGAAAGCAGGACATCCTGAGTTTATTAAACTTTTAGATGAATAAAGGAGCCTAATATGGCTATTACGCAAGCAATGACCACATCCTTCAAAGCAGAACTTCTGCTTGGAGTGCATGATTTCCGTCCGTCGGCTGATACTGGCGCAGACGTTTTTAAACTCGCTCTGTATACATCTTCAGCCTCATTGGATGCAAATACAACTGCTTACACATCAAGCAATGAAGTTTCGTCTACCAACACCAACTATACGGCTGGTGGTCAGGCTTTAACCAACACGGGTGTAACGGCAACCAACATTAACGCCAACACCGGTACAGGTTTTACTGACTTTTCCGATGAGACGTTTACTAACGCTAACTTTACTGCTCGTGGCGCTCTGATTTATAACACCACGCCTTCAGCAAACAGCAATGCTAATACCACGTTGACCAATGCATCGGTTTGTGTGTTGGACTTTGGTGCTGACAAAACCGCTTCGGACGGTGACTTCACCATCATTTTCCCAACTAACGACGCATCAAATGCAATTATTCGTATTGCTTAATTAACAAACCTCCCCTAAAGGACAAATCATGGCTGGTTGGAGCATAGGGCCTTATGGGGAGGGTGACTTTGGTGTAGGTAATCCAAACGCTTTAGTAAGTGTTACTGGAGTAGTTGGTAGTGCGTTACTTGATCCTGTTGGAGTTGCCGCCGGGGCTGAAGTTGAGCCAGCAGGGTTCCAACATACTGTTGATCTTGGACAAGTAACAGTAACTACATCTGCTAATGCATTTCCGGCAGGTGTTGAAGGCGAAGGTGGAGTTGGGCAGGTTAGTTTTAGTATTGGTATAAATGTACAAACTACGGGTGTAGATGGCACCGGTGAAACCGGGGTTCTTGCAGTTGCTCTAGCAGCAAATGTATACCCAACTGGAGTACAAGGTGATGGTGCAGTAGGCGAAGAAGAGGAAGAAGTTGCCTACTACGTTACTGGAGTTGAAGGCTCTGGTGACGTTGGTTCTTTAAGAGTAAGTACGGATGTAAATTATATTGGCTGGGGGTCTGGGCCGTGGGGTCGTGGCGCTTGGGGCGCTGATTTCCGTGGAACAAACGTAGACCCCGTAACTGCTACCGGTCAAGTAGGATCTGTTTTCTTGCAGTACGCTGCAAACGTATATGCAGTAGGAGTTGAAGGTAACGGAGAAGTTGGGCAGGTTGGGTTTAGGTTTAATGCAACAGTTCGGCCTACTGGGGTTGAAGCCCCCGCTGAACTAGATCCTGTAGGGGTAGCGGCTGGTGCCGAAGTTGAGCCAGCGGGGTTTCAGCATACCGTCGATCTTGGACAGGCCGTTGTAACTGCTGCCGCTAATGCGCCTGTTATTGGGGTTGAAGCGACGGGTGAGGTTGGTCAAGCAACCGTAGTTGGCAAGGTAAATGTTTACCCAGTAGGGGTTGTTGGTACTACTGTATTAGGGCAAGACACAGCCGAAGGTAGTGCGACAGTTCCCGTAACCGGGGTTCAAGCCTCTGGGGCAGTTGGGCAGGTAACCCAGCGCACTGGGTATCGGGTGTCTGGGGTTCAAGGTGACGGAGAAGTTGGAACCGTAACTGTCGTTGGTAAGGCAAATGTTTATTTAGTAGGTCTTGAGGGTGTAAGTCAGTTAGGTGAAACTGATGAGACTGGTTCGGCTAATGTATTGCTAACTGGGGTTGTTGGGGCCTCGGCGCTTGGGCAGGTTACTACCAAGACAATTAACTATATACCGGTCTCACTCCCACAATTAACAAGTTCATTAGGTAGTGTTGTAGCAAGCATTCCCGTAAATGTGTCTGTAACAGGGGTTCAAGGACAAGGCCGTGTTGGAAAAGTACTGATCTGGAGTAAAATTAACCCCAATCAGAACCCCAATTGGCAACAGGTTAACGATGTTCAAACACCAAATTGGCTGCCCATAGCGGCGTAATTTAAGGAGTAAAAAATGGCAAGTACGTACAGTAATTTAAAAATTCAACTTATGGCTACCGGGGAAAACTCGGGGACATGGGGTAACGTCACTAACGACAATCTAGGGGTGGCAATAGAAGAGGCTATCGTTGGCTCGGAAAATGTGACCTTTGCTAGTGGCACAGTTACCTTAACTTTAACTAACACTAACGCCTCACAAACAGCACGTAATTTACGTCTTAATTTGACGGGTACTTCTGGTGGCGCACAAGACTTAATTGTTCCTGCCATCGAGAAGGTTTATATAATTAATAATGGTTGTGCTGACACAATCACTGTTAAAAATACTACCGGTACAGGTATTGCAGTTCCGGCTGGTAAGACTATGTATGTATATAACGACGGCACTAACGTCGTTGATGCAGTTACTCACCTAACCTCATTAACTCTTGCAACCGCACTTCCTCCCGGCTCTGGCGGTACTGGGTTAAATACCGTTGGAACAGCGGGTAATGTACTTACATCTAACGGCACGGCTTGGACATCTACTGCTCTTCCAGCAAGCAACAATGCAAGCGCACTCAGCACTGGTACAGTCGCCGTAAACGTAGGTGGTACAGGACAAACTTCTTATACAGATGGGCAGTTACTTATTGGTAACAGCACAGGAAACACACTCGCTAAAAACACGCTTACTGCCGGTACCGGAATTGGAATTACTAACGGTTCTGGAACAATTACGATTAACTCTAACGTCGTGGGCGGTGGTGGCTTTAGTGGATCTCAAAGT